TGAGGCTGACCGACTGTTTGCTGCGGCAGGCATCAAGGAGGACCAATGAGGCCAACCCCGATCCCCGACGCCGAGGTGTGGGAGGGCACGGTGCGCCGTGTCATCTCCCCGCCCGGCGGCGACCTCACGAACCCCGATATCGCACCTGTCGAGGCCCTGGTCGACCCCGCGGCCGCGACCCTGTCAGTCCGACTCGTCCTAGAGGGAGACGACCTCGCCAACCTCCAGGCCGGCGCTCCGATCTGGCTCACCTTCTTCGGGTCGATGGTCCCGTGGGCCGCGATCGTCGCTCCCGCCACTCCGCCCACTGAGGAGCCCGCCCGTGACTGACACCGACACCCTGCACGAAGCCCGCCTCTGCACCGTCTGCCTCGCCCAGAAGCCGCCCCGCGAGACCGAGCTCGAACCCACCACCCCCGCTGTGTGCCCGTCGTGCGTGTACCAGGTGAGGTGGCTCCTCAACGAGATCCAGGTCCAGGTCGTCGAGGCCCACGTCCAGTACCTCCGCACCCCCGTCACCCACGGCGCGATGATGGTCGTCGGCCCCGCAGCGAACTACGAAGCGTCGTCGTACCTCCACCAGTCCGCGACGTCCGGCCGACTCTGCCGCTGCACCACCCTCCGCGCGCTCCCCACCTGCATCGCCGACCTGGAGCCGGACATGGTGTGCCCCGACGCCGCGTTCGTCCTCGACGAGCACCGCGACGACACCCTCCACCCCTCCACGATCCTGCAGGCATGGGCGCTGACCTGGCGACGCATCAACGGCCACGAGCAGCCCGACACCATCACCATCGCCACCGAGGCCCGCTACCTGCTCCAGCACCTCACCCGCCTCGCCCAGCACGAAGACGTCGACCTCGCCGAGATGACCGCCAACCTCCAGTCCTGCCACGGCTGGATGGACGGCGTGCTCCAGCGCGGCAAGGTCGTCGTCAAGGGCGAACCCTGCCCGACCTGCCGCGGCCCCCGCCTCGTGCTCGACGGCGACCTCTGGATCTGCAAGGCCCCGGCCTGCGGGCAGACGTACACCGAGTACGAGTACGACACCAAGGTCCACGGCCTCGTCCTGCAGCACGCCACCCACCTCCACGCCGCCGCCCTCGCTGAACGCCTGGACCTGCCGCACTCCACTATCCGCAACTGGGCAAGCCGACAGCGACGGATGCGCAAGGGCGAGCCCTACTACATCGAGCCGCTGATCTACCCAGTGGACACCGACCACCGCGGCCGCAACCTGTACGCAGTGGCCGATGTCGAGGCCGTGGCCGAATCCATGACCCAACGGGCGCGCGCGTGATACCGTGGACACGAAGGTGCCCCCAGCGTGTACCTGACTGACTCCACCGACAGCCCCCGAAGCCACTGGCTCGGGGGCTGTCGCCATTCCCGGCGGAGGTGACCGTGCCCGCGCTCAAGCAATGCATCGAGTGCGGCACCCTCGGCCCGACCACCCGATGCGACGACTGCACCCCGACAACCACAGAGCGTGGCTACGGGTGGCGGCACCAGCAAGCGCTCACCGATCCCGAGTACCTCGCTGCAACGCACTGCGCGCACTGCAGCGAGCCGTTCACCGAGGGCAACCCCAAGCAGGGTGGCCACCCGGACGCGCTGCGCCACGGTGGCGCCAGCGGCGCAGTCGTGGCCCACTGCCGCCGCTGCAACGCCGGGTGGCGCCGCACCGGACTCTGAGGCCCGCTCGCCGAGCCCGCTCCCCCACCCTGGGGGCGGGTCAAAAGTCCAGGCCGCCCTCACCCTCCCTGACCCGCCCCAGGAGAACTTTCCTGTGTACGGGTCTGGGACCCCATTCGTGTGACCCGGCCCCGGGAGGGAGGTCCTGCCATGGCTGGCAACGGACCTGCCCCGAACCCGAACGCCCAGCGTCGCAACGCCCGAGGCGGCGTGGTCCGACTCCCCGCGGGCGGCCGCTCCGGTCGCACGCCGAAGTGGCCTCTCCCCTCGAACCCTCGCCTGCAGGCGAAGATCGAGATCGAGCAGGAGCTGATCGAGGTCCTCGAGGAGATGGAGCTCGCGGACGACGGTCTGTCCAAGGCTGACTCCGCGAAGCTCACGCGTGCTCGACAGCGGTTGAAGATCGCCGAGGTCGAGAAGCGTGAGATCGAGGCCACCGAGAAGGCGCTCTGGCGTGAGGTCTGGAAGACCCCCCAGGCTGCCGAGTGGGAGCGCCAGTCGTGGACGCGTGACGTCGCCCAGTACGTCCGGCACAAGGCCGCGGCCGAGTGCGGATCCATGGACGACTCGAAGGAGGCCCGGCTCCGCGGCGAGGCGCTCGGCCTGACCCCGAAGGGCCTGAAGGCCCTGATGTGGGTCATCGACTACGACGAGGTCGGCGCCCAGCGGGCAACCCGGAAGCCCACCGCCGCCACCGGTACCGACGGGGCTGCCGGCCCCGCCCGCCGACGTCTGCGGGCGGTCGACAAGAAGGACTGACGATGCCCTGGCGCGGACCCGAAGAGCCCGGCGAGTTCCCCACCCTCGGCTATCTCGTCATCGACTGGATCGAGCAGAACCTAGTGTTCTCCGACGGGCCGATGCTGGGCGAGCCGTTCCGGCTCTACGACGAGCAGGCGATGCACTTCCTGCACAAGTACCGGCTGGACCCGGAGGCGCCGGACGACGCCGGCAACGACGCGTTCGTCAACGGCGGGTCGATGATCGTGCGCGGCCAGAAGTGGGGCAAGGACCCCATGCTCGCGGCCGAGGCCCTGTTCCACGCGTTCGGTCCGTGCGTCTTCGCCGGGTACGACGAGGACGGCGAGCCGGTCGGGAAGCCGCATCCGTCCCCCTGGGTCGCGGTCGCCGCGCTCAACGACAAGCAGACCGACAACACGTGGATCCCGCTCGTCGAGATGGCCAAGGCGTCACCCACGATCCCTGACATCGACGGCGTCGAGATCTTCGACCACTTCATCAACCTGCCGTGCGGCAACCAGATCATCCCGGTGCCCACCACGGCCTGGGGTCGTCTCGGTGGCCGCTTCACGTTCGTCACCCTCACCGAGAACGGGCTCCTGACGGGGTCTGGTGAGCGCGGCGGCCTCGCGTTCGCTCGCACCCTGAAGCGATCCGTGTCCGGCATGAACGGCATGTGGACCGCCGCCACGAACACCTGGGACCCCACCGAGAAGTCGGACGCCCAGCTGATCTACGAAGCCAAGCCCGACGGCGTCTACATCGACGCGAAGATGTCGCGCAAGCACGTCGACCTCGACAACGACGAGGAGCTCGAGGCGGAGCTGCTGTACCTCTACGGCGACTCGGCCAAGGAGAACGGCGGGCACGTCTCGATCAAGCGCCTCATGCGTGACTGCCGCGACAAGTCGGCCGGTGACGCCGAGGTGCGTCGCTTCTTCCTGTCCGAGGTCATCGCAGGCACGAAGCCGCTCGCGACTCCGGAGCGCTGGGCTGCCCTGCATCGTCCTGACGAGGTGCTGCGGCCCGGTGAAGCGATCACGCTCGGGTTCGACGGTTCTCGCTCTCGCGACGCCACGGTCATCACCGCGGTGCGACTGTCCGACAAGACGGTCTTCCATCTGCGGACCTGGGTTCCGGCCGAGTGCCCCGACAGGCGGATTCCTCGCGCTGAGGTCGACCTGGCTATGCGCGACGCGTTCACCGCCTACGACGTGAAGTTCCTCTTCGCCGACCCGTTCAAGTGGCAGGACTACCTCGACATCTGGGCCGGTCTCTGGCCGAAGCGTGTGGTCGAGGTCGCCACGAACGAGGAACGACGCATCGACAAGATCGTCGAGCGGTTCACGAACGCGATCCACACCGGAGAGCTCGGGCACGGCGGCGAGAACGCTGACGCCCTGACCGAACACATCCGGAACACGGCCCTGAAGAAGGGCAAGCGCAAGCCACCCCGGCAAGGCGCCGACGGGACTCTCGTCGAGCACTACCTGTCCCCGGTCAAGAAGCGCGAGGGCGTGCTGATCGACGCCGCCATCTCGGCGATGTTGGCGTACGCCGCCGCCGGACAGGCCATCGAAGAAGGCGCCCTGTCTCAGAAGAAGAGCAAGGGCTTCAACGTCTGGTGAAGGAGGCCGCCGTGATCACCGCGTACTCGGTCGCGTTCGGAGTGGCCCTGATCATCATCGGGGTGCTGGGCCTGTGGGGTCCGCACGTCGCCTGCCTCGTGGGAGGCGTGCTGGTCATCGTCTGGGCATGGCTCGACTACCTCGGCCGTCAGGCTGAAGGGACGGGGTCACAGTGAGGGCGTTTCGTGGCGCGCAGCGCGCGCTGGGGCTCGAGTCCCCGAACGTCCCGCTGACGGGCGGCAAGCTGCTCTCCCAGGTCGGCTCTCCCGACGAGCTGTGGTCCGGCGCCGGCGCCGTCGACCCGATGCGCAGCGGCACCGCGATTCGGTGTGTGCAGATCCTCGCCGCCGCGGTCGCCGGGTGCCCGATCAAGACCTTCACGGTCCACGACAACAAGCCGTTCGACGTGCGGGCGTTGCGGGCGGAGCGGCAGGGCACCACCCCCTTCGAGCGTCTCGAGACGGAGATGGCGCACCTCGTGACGCGCGGCAACATCTTCGACCGCAAGGTCAGGGCGCGTGACGGCCGGATCCTCGAGCTGATCCCCATCCACCCTGACCGGGTCCGGGTGGAGGTCGTCGACGGCAAGGACGTCGGTCTCCCGTTCGTGAAGAAGTTCATCGTGGACGGCAAGACGCTCCTCACCGAGCGCGACATCCTGCACATCCCGGGGATGAGCTTCGACGGCGTCACCGGTGTCTCCGTGGTCGAGGCCGCGCGGCGCATCTTCGACATCGCCGGGTCGGCCGAAGAGGCCGCGGACCGCATGTACTCGAAGGGCCTGATCACCCAGGGCTTCCTCCACACGGACTCCGACCTCACCGCCGAGCAGGCAGAGATCCTGTCTGCGCGCTGGCGAGCGAAGCTGACCGGCGTCGAGAACGCCTACAACGTCCCGGTGCTCGACAACGGCGCCCGGTTCGAGCCGCTCACCCTGAAGCCCTCCGACGCCCAGTTCCTGGAGTCGCGGAAGTTCCAGACCACCGAGATCGCGCGTCTGTTCGGCGTGCCGGGCTGGATGATCAACGACCAGGAGAAGTCGACCAGCTGGGGCACCGGCATGGAGCAGCAGTTCTCCTCCTTCGTGATGCTCACGCTCAAGCCGTACATGCAGCGCATCGAGCAGCGGTACACCCGCGAGCTGATGAACCCGGTCTCGCAGAAGGCCGAGTTCAAGGTCGAGGGCCTGCTGCGTGGCGACACGAAGTCCCGCGCCGCGTTCTACGCCTCCGGCATCCAGCACGGCTGGCTGGTCCCCAACGACGTGCGGCCCCTCGAGGGCTACGCGCCCGTGCCCTGGGGCGACCAGCCCTACCGGCCCTACAACGAGCCCGCCACGGGCGACACCGACACGTCCGAGGAGGACTCCTGATGTCCACGACGACCCGCAGCCGAGTGCGCAACGCTGGAGCCTCGGGGCTCTTGGAGCGTCGCGTGCGGCCGTTCAAGGAGACCGACGTCTCCCTGACGCGCGCCGACGACGACGACCAGATGCCGAAGTTCGCCGGCCATGCCGCGGTCTTCGACTCCCGGACGTCCATCGGCAACCCCTACAAGTGGGGCTGGTTCGAGGAGATCGCGCCCGGTGCGTTCACCAAGACCCTCGCCGAGGGTGACGCCCGGTTCCTGATCGACCACGACAGCCGCCTCCTGGTGGCCCGGAAGTCCGCCGGCGACCTGCGACTCTCGGAGGACGGGATCGGCCTCGCCACCGACGCCGACCTCGACACCGAGCTGTCGTACGTCCGCGACCTGGTGCGCAACCTCGAGAAGCGGCGCATCACCGGCATGAGCTTCGGCTTCTACGTGATCCGCGACGAGTGGTTCGCCGAGGAGGTCGACACCAGCGACGGCGGCACCATCGAGGTCGAGGTCCGCCGCATCCTTGAGATCCGGCTGCTCGAGGTGTCCGCCGTGACGTTCCCGGCGTACGAGGACACCGACGCCGCCCTGCGGTCCGTGTGCGAAGAGATCCGCGCGGCCCGCCACACCGACTCCTCCCCGAAGCGTGACGGGGAGAGCTCCGCGCCGTCCGAAGAGGACACCCGGAGCACGTCCCAGGAAGCGCCGTCCGAAGAGGACACCCGACCTGGCACGCGCATCAACGCCAACCGCGAACGCGAGCTGGCAGCCCGCTACGGACTCACCCGGGTCTGACGGGCACCCACCACCCCTCTTCAACCGCAAGGAGAACCACAGACCATGTCTGCACGACTGAAGAAGCTCCTCGAGGAGCGTGCCACCGCCTGGACCACGGTCCAGGACATCCGGTCCCGCGTCGAGCGCGAGGGCCGTGACCTGTCCACCGACGAGGACGCGACGTACGAGCGTGGCCTCGCCGACGTCGAGCGTCTCTCCAAGGAGATCGACCGCGAGGAGCGCGCCGAGCGTCTCGGCCGCGACGTCGACGCGATCGACGACGAGCAGCGCTCCACCAACCCGGTCCCCGGCGCCGGGGACCTCAACCGCGACGACGAGGTCAGCGAGCGCTACCAGCGCTCGTTCAACGCCTACCTGCGTCGCGGCCTGGAGGGCGTGTCCCCCGAGGACCGCGAGTTCTTCCAGGACGGCTTCGTGGCCCCCGAGGACCGCGCCCAGTCTGCCGGCGTCGACGCCGCCGGCGGCTACACCGTCCCGAAGGAGTTCCTCGACCGCATGGTCGAGACCCTCAAGGACTTCGGCGGCGTGATGGCGGTCGCCGACGTCATGAACACCACGACCGGCCGCGACCTGTCCTGGCCGACCAACGACGACACCAGCAACAAGGGCGCGATCCTCGCGGAGAACACCCAGGTCACCGAGCAGGACTTCGCGTTCGGCACGGTGTCGCTGAAGTCGTACATGTACACCTCCAAGATGGTGCGGCTCTCGTTCCAGCTGCTGCAGGACTCGGCGTTCAACCTGAACACCTGGCTCCCGCGCAAGCTGGGTGAGCGCATCGCACGCGCCGCGGCCGAGCACTTCGCCACCGGCACCGGCACCGGCCAGCCGCAGGGCATCATGACCGGCCTCGCCCCGGGCAAGACCGTGACGGCCGCGAAGATCACCTACGCGGACCTGATCGACCTCGAGCACTCGGTGGACCCGGCGTACCGCAACCGCGCGAACGCCGGCTACCTGCTGAGCGACGCCGCTCTCGCGGACGTCCGCAAGCTCGTCGACGACCAGAAGCGGCCCCTGTGGGTGCCCGCGATGGCCGGCGGCATCCCGTCGACCATCAACGGTCGTCCGTACACCGTCGACAACGGCATCGACGGTCTCGCGGACACGAAGGCACCGGTCGCGTTCGGTGACTTCAAGGAGGCGTACGTCGTGCGTGTGGTCAACGGGGCCCAGACCCTGCGTCTGACCGAGCGCTACGCCGACTTCCTGCAGGTCGGGTTCCTCGGGTTCCAGCGTCTCGACGGCAAGGTCCAGAACGCCTCGGCCGCCAAGAAGCTCCTGATCGACCTTCCGTGATCCCCGCCCGGCATCCGCTCCCACTGCGGGGCGGGTGCCGGGTGGTCCATCCCAACCCGAAGGAGGGCCAGCCATGGCCACCAGCAACGCCAAGAAGAAGCCCGAGACCCCGGAGGGTTCGGCCGCTGCGGTCGAGACTCCGGAGAACGCCGCCACCACGACCGGTCGCGACCACGTCGCGCAGGTCTCGCGCCGCGCAGACGGCACCCCCGACCAGACCCCCGACTTCGTCGTCATCGTCGACGAGGACGGCCGGGCCCCGATCGAGAGCACCGACGAGGACTGACGATGAGCGCCGGCGACACCCCCACCCCCGCCCCACTGACCCTCGAAGCCTTCGCGGCCTGGCTCGGCGGGAACCCCGAGGACGAGGGGATGACGTCGGCGCTCACCATCGGGATCAGCGAGGTGGAGCGGCGCTGCGGCCCCATCCTCCCCCGAGGTCGTTCCTTCACTGTGCACAGCGGTGGAGGTCAGATGGTCCTGCCCGGGACCCGCCTCTCCGGACAGATGACCGTCACGGACCCTGATGGCAACGAGGTCACCCCGACGGCCGTCAACCTCACCGCAGGGATCGTGACCGTCCCGTCCCGACGAAACGGGGCGTGGACGGTCACGTTCGCCGCCACCAATGACGAGGACCGCGACGAAGGCCGCGAGGCGACGCTCGTCGAAGCGGCCTACGTCATCGCGGGCCAGATCTTCAACGCCCGTCGTGGGCGCAGCGGCAAGAACCGGCCCCAGCCCGGCGGGTCTCCGACCAGCGACCCTGGCGCGCCGGTGGGCTTCGCGGTCCCCGCACGAGCCCTCGAGCTGATGGCTGGATGGAGGACGTACTTCGCATGAGCATCACCGCGCCCGTCCAGCACCTCGTCCCCGCGACGCGGGGTCTCGCTGCGGCGATCACCGAGAAACTCGCGGACCAGAAGAACGCGGCCGTCGTCATCGGTCCCCAGCGCCAGGTGCTGCCCGACGACGTGGTCCTCGTCGCAGCCCCCAGCGACACCGGCGCCGGTGTCCTGATCGAGACCGACCCAGCCGACCAGGGCAACTCCCAGACGTGGGCATTCGAGATCATCGTGGTCATCGCGACCTGGTCCGGAGACCTCGACGTCGACGCCCGCCTCACCCGCGTGCAGGAGCTCCTCGACCTCGTCGTCGAAGCCGTGATGGAGAACCACACCCTGCCGTACCGCGGCGAGGACACCGTGTCCACTGCCGCCATCGGGTCCCAAGGCCAGCTGGCGATCTTCAACGGTGAGGACGGCATCGCGGCGGAGATCGGGCTCACCGTCCGCTGCGAGGTGTTCTGATGCCCCCCTCGCATGGGCGCCGAGCACGGAACGCGTTCGTCGACTTCTCCGAGCTGACGATCTTCGTCGAGGAGATGCGCAAAGCACCCGACGAGCTGCGGTCCGGGATCCGCAAGGCCGTCCGCGACGGCGGCAAGGTCACCACGACCGAGATCAAGAAGCGAGCCTCGTGGTCGTCACGGATCCCTGGTGCGGTGAACACGAAGGTGTCGTTCGCCCAGCGCGGTGCTGGCGTCCACATCCACGTGGACCGCAAGAAGGCGCCGCACGCCCGCCCCTACGAGGGCATCTCCGCTGGGTCTGACGGCCGCGGCTTCCGGCACCCGGTGTTCGGTAACCGCGAGGTCTGGGTCCAGCAGGCACCCCGACCGTTCTTCCGGCCCGCGATCGAGGCCACACGCGATGACTTCGTGCAG